TTCTCGCGCAAAAAGACGCTCTACGCTTGTTCCCAACTTTCTTTGAAGGTCTCTTAAGATCGCTTCCTGGGTTTTCACGTTCATACGACTTCCTGCCCTTTTCGTTGAGTCCTCCTGACTCAGACTTTCCTGACTTTTTTGTCCATGCTGCTCCTTCATCAAGTTCTGACCTCCAATCAGAGTGCTCAAATCTTACTTTAGATTTTACTTTTTTGCCATCGGGACCTGGTACAAATTCACCAGTTTCACCAGACTTCATATCTTTAGTATCAACATCACCATCAACATCAGCATCAATTCTTTTTGTTGCTTTGATTGCAAGTTTCTTTAAATTACCACCACCAATTTTCTTCTCTTCTTCACCAAACATCTTAGGACCTTTGGTTTTCTTTTCTGCTGCTGCTCTTTCACCTTCAGTAGCACCTTTCTGAGCAAGATTTCTAATCTTAGCAGCACGTTGACTCTTGCGATGTGCTTTAGGATCAATAGTGTAAGACTCTTTTACCAAAGGTTCCGCTTTGATTAAATCGACGAACTCATATTCAGTTGCTTTAAAATCGTCTCTCCAATTTGAATATTCATACGATTCTTTCTTAGTGCTATTACCATAATTAGCAGCACCTTTCTTGCGGCATTGAACCAAACGACCAGAGGCATATGCAGATGGCCAAACCTTTGCACTTGCTTTTACTTTCTTGTAGCAAGCATCTTTTTTGGTTTCACCTTCATTAATTTCTTTTCTACCACTTTCGGGACCTTGTGCATTAGGTCTACCTGTCTTTTTCTTTGCAACAGCTCTCTTAGAACCATCAGGATTTCTAAAGTCTGAAGGATAGGTTGCCTCTTGTGTTACCATTTTTGCTTTACCCTTTCTATCTGGATTTGGATCTTCTCTACGTTTTTTAGCAGCTCTTCTATTTCTTTCGTCCTTACTCATTGCTGCACGATCATCTGCATCACGACAATATGGTTTTGTCTTTTGACCTGGTTGCTTAGCACAGGGTTTTCCATCATACTTACCACCAGTTTGTTTCCATCCACCACCTTTAAACCAATCACGGAGTGAATACCCCTTATCCTTAGCAGACTTACCGTCCCTCATAGCAAGTAGTTAATCGTTATCCTTATTATTTAGGAAACCCTGTTTCAGCATTTTTTGTAGATCTGCTGTACTACCAACAAACATTGCGTTGTTTGTGACATTTGTTGGACCTTTTTTGCCATTATCTTCTTCTAGATCTTTTAATTTCTTTTGCAAATCTGCTAATTTATCTGTTGTATCAGCAACACTCTTAATTAACTGACCAGCAACTTCATATGCTCTTGGACTTGCACTTTCACCAGCAAGTTCCATTATCCCATTGATTGCTTCTTGACCTTTTTCTATCAAAGAATATAAATTTGCACGAGTATATTCATAGTCTTTTTTTACATCATCTTTTTCTGCTGGTTTGGGTTTTACAACCTCAGCAGATTCTACCTCTACAATACTACTATCAGTATTCAGGGCATCATCAATAGAATCATAATTTGCCATAAGATTTATACGTCAGTTTGTCTGGTAGGACTATAATTTTTATTGTCTTCAAATTGTTGCCAAGATTCGTTGAATCCAAAATCATCATCTGCATTTACAAATGGATCGTCAAGTGCATTAACAACACCATCATTGTTATAATCCTGTTTTGCTTTTGGTGTTGCTGTATATCTCACTTCTCTAGGTGCTGTTCTCTTAGAATCTGCAGCCATATCAACTTGAACTTTCTTGATGAGACCTTCTGGACTCTCGGCAATAGGACCGAATAGATATACTTTTGCAGTAAACTGTAAGGTATATATCAAGGATCTTCTAGTTGTGAAATCACCTTCATAATCATCTTGAAAATTAATACTATCTAAAATAATTGGTATATCTCTTTTCTCACCGATAGAATCTATTAAATCTACTGTAATATTAAAAGATGGTTGAAAATATGGTAAAATTTGTTCAACAATCTGTAAAGCATCATCATTTAACTTTGACAAAATATTGAGTTCGAAACCAATATTATAAGGAACAGGCATGAATACCTTTTTTACATTCCCACCACTGTCTGCTGCTCTAAAAGTTTGAGTAATACTTGATTTTCTAGTAGGGTCATATTGAATACTATTATGCTCAAATGACATCCTAGGCAAAGTTATTGCATATGGTCTATTCAGATCTTTTTGTTGTGTAATCCTTGCCAAAAATTTCTGTGCAGGACCATAGTTAAGAGGAACTTTCAGAGTACTTACAACCCCATTATTATCATCTTTATGTTGAATTTCGATATTATTAAAAAGAGTACCAAAACCAATGATGGTTTTTCTAAGTATCTCGTGATAGTAGTATGTTCCTAACATTAAAAGTTCCCAAACGGATTATCTTCAGTGAAGTCTAAGATGTCTATTCCTTCATTTTCAAATTCATCACTTTGATCAAAAGGATCTTCAGTAATCATATCTGTGTAACTCTTAACCGTCCATCTTGCACTAGATGCAGTACCGACGATAGTTTCACCAGCAATGAAGTCACCAGTTACTTGAGCAACTAGCAATTGTCTACTATTTATGTTCCAATTTCTAACCCTAGCTGTACTACCACTAGTTTGACCTGTAATTTCTTCATTATCTTGGAAAGTGCCTATTCCTGCATTTGCTGCAACCAGAGGTTCTGGTACGGTAATAACAGGATGATCACCAACAGTTGCAGAGTCTGGGAAGAAATAACCTCTACCAGCATTCTTAATTCCAAACGTTAGACTTCCTATAGAAGCATCTAGTTGATTTGCGACAATTGTTGCTGTATCTGAACCAACTCCAACAGGTGGTGGTGTAACTCCAACAACAGGTTCATCAAAATATCCAACACCAGGATTATAAACTCTTATTGCACCAATACCATGAGTTCCAGAGGTATTGATCATTGCTGTTGCTGCTGCACCAACACCACCTCCACCAGAGAATGAGATTATTGGTGGTTCTGTATATCCCCAACCAGTATTTGTGATCAAAATGTCACTAACTGCATATCCATCACCTACAGAGGTTGTAATTGCAACAGCAGTTGCATTTGCCGTATTTAAACCTACTGGAGATGGTTGAATATTGACAGTAGGAACTGAAGTGTAGTTTCTACCATCTTCATTTAAGAAAATTTCTTGAACATAACCTGGTTGTGACATTTTATCAACACGGACAACCGATTGTTGACCATCATTGTATTGCAATAGAGTTATTGTTGAAGTGACATCTTTAATAAGTTCATCAACTTCAGATACTGTAGTATCAATAAGTTCATCTTCATATTCAAAGAGTTCGCATTGTAATTCATAAACATACGTCTTACCCAACTGATAGAAGGGTTTCTCATGCTCAACAAACTTTACTTCAAATAGTCTTTGACCAAGAGGAAAATATACTAAGTCACCTTCTCTTGGTCTTGTAACCAACTCAACTTCATTTGGATCATTATAAATTAGATTTGGATTGTAAATAGATGTTAGAATAGGTGCAATAAATTCTTCAAATCTTTCTTGTGATATAGTCAGTGTGACTTCATCTTTTAAAGCAACACCAAACTTTGTCATCAAATCACCAGCACCAGCATAACCATCATAGTTATTGATATATGCCTCAAGAACAAAGTTATCGTCAAACTTTGAAGATTGTATTTCACCTAGAACATTATCACTTCTCAGAATCTTTCTAGGGATATACATTATGTCTACCCCATAGATCTTCAATTGTTCATTGATAAGATCTTGTATTAGGCTCTGCTCTGTAGAAGAACCATTTAGAAAGAATGGATTAAGTGCCATAATATTAACCTATAAGATCCATCGGTGGTAATTCATATTCGGTCGTCATCTTTTCCTTTATCTCTTCCAAATCTCTCAAAGCATCATCATAAATTTGTCTGCCATTTAATTCAATACCACCTGGCAGTCTTACACCTTGGAACTTAATTAGATTTTGACCCCACTGCTTTTTAATTAATGCAGTTAAATATTTTTTAACGAAACTATCATTATAAACTTTAGTAAATGATGTTGGATCCAATGCTCTATAGCACTCCAACACAAGCCAATTATCTGCTTTTTCTGCGTTCCAATCAATATCTAAATATAATCTATTTTGTCTCTTATTAAATCTTACTTGCTTATCAGTTGTAAGAAGATGATCGATATCTTCCAGGTACGATTTAACCATTGCATACTGTATCAATTCTACAGAATTGAAATAGTACATATCATTCAAGAACAATTGGTATTTAATACTAAACATACCACCTGATACTGAACTGGTATCAAATTTAAAAATTTTGTCAATACCAATAACAGAATCTGGAACTTGAATGTAGTTTGAAGTTTCGTAGAACTTGTGTGTACCTATACCAGAATTTGCTGTGGTGGTTACAATCCCAACACCATCAGTTCCTTTTGCTCTACCTCTATCAATATCATCTTGTGTGATTTTGTACTTCAAGTACATTTTTTCCACACCATCAAAATGCCTTTCATTAAAATATTGAAGGGTATCGTCAACTAGATCGTCAATTTGCTCTTCTGCAACGTTGATTTCTAGAACTGGTTCACCAAGTTGTCTTAAACAATAATCAATTAACTCTTGTCTTGTAGTTGGTTTTGCCATCAGTAGAAACCTCCATCGATGCTATCAGTCCAAACAGGAACATTATTTTCATCAACTGTTAATAATAAATTAGTAGTTTGAATTCCTATTGATGGTGTTGCAGTTGAAACAATCTCAGAATTTGGTCCAAAGAATGCAATACCATAAGTTTTACCAACACCTGCTTGAAGTGTTGTAATTCCTGTTAATGAAAGATTGGCAACATGAAGTTGTTTCCATCTTTGCTCTGCTGTACCAAGAAGGTACGTATCATCAAAATTAGGAATAAAGTTTGAATTTACATCTGCTGAAAACTGAACATTATCGGTATTAGAGTTACCAATACCAATTGTTCCACCATAAAATGTTGCTGTACCAATAAAATTAGAAGCACCTACTACTTCTAAATCTTGATGTATAACAATATCGGTAAATGATGATATGCCAGTAAAATTGGCAGGACCAGTAACATCTAAATCAGTAGTACTTACTGCACCACCAACAACATTAGTAGCATTAACCGCAAGATATGGAATATCTGGTGAACCAAATGCGGTTATAACTTTTACTCTATTTTCTTGTCCTATCCTTACGGGTATTCTAGGCATCAGTAAGTTACTCCTTTTCTGACGAATACCATTCCTTCAACGACCTTAGTTTTTTTGGAACCATCGTCTAATACCACATCGTAGACATACCTACCTTCTTTCAGTGCTGCAGTCTGTGCTTGTGTCAAACTGATCTCAAGTATGCCTTCTGTAGGTACTACGAAATTTACCCCAAAATCAACTTTATTTACACTGTAAGGATGCTTCGACAACTTAGCCACACCGGTGTAACCAGTCAAATCTAACGCACTATTACCAGAACTACTAGCTAAGGTAAAAATCTGATCAAAGTCTGTTCCTGTATTAATAATTAAATTGTTAACATAAACAGCAGACATCTGGATATTCTATTGTTTTAACTATTTAGGGACCTTATATATTGTCTATTACAGTCAATACCTCTTGCTGTTTTAAATACAACTTAAGGTAACTTTTTGCAATATCTCTCATGGTTGAAATAGAATCACATTCATCTAACTCTCTAGAAAGTTTTTGATATTGAAAACTCTTATTCAAATTATCGAGTTTAATTTCATTTGGGTCCATTTAAAAACTCCTTAAGTAGGGATTTGATTTCATCAATGTCATTTTTCATTTGATCAAGTTCTCTTTTCTGAATGTCTCTTTGGACAACAGAATTGACATATTGATCATATGCTAATGAATCACAATTAATAATAGCACCACTTTCTTCATCACGATATAAATTTTGATACCCTTCCACTTTAATCATTTTGTTACCTCACTGCAAGTGTTCTAAACTCCCTAATTCTTGGTGGTTTAGATTGGTCAGTACCAGACATAACAATTTTAATTGTATAACCAATGAATAAATCTAGATTTTCTGCAGTAAATGTATATTCAGAGAATTCTTGATTTAGACTTGGTGGTACATACACATCTGGTCTACCACTATTTTTAGATTGATCTAAAACTGCAAATCCTTCATCATTAACAACTTTAACATTATCAAATCCTGGGAACAATTCAAACTGTTGTGCAACTTCAGAAGAATCTGCTCTAATCAAACTATAAAGAACTCTAAAGTCTGCACTTGCATCTCTATAAGCACTGAAAATAACCTTTAGGGTATCTGCAGGTTGTGCAAGATTTACGGTGTTTGATACGTAAACTGCAGCATGTGGATCATTAAGAATTTCATTAACTCTAGGATCTGTTACATAATCACTAATGGGTCTATTTAATCTATTAGATCTAAACTCAGTAATAGCATTATCGAGATAAACAACTGGTGACAGATTTGTATTTGAAGTTGAGAACGTAATTCCTGTCTGGAAAGACTTATTTCTGAATAAATTGGTCAAACCTGGTTGATTTTGTTCATTAACTTCAGATGCAACTAATCTCAATGAACTCAATCTATTAAGTGCATTTAATTGTACTGGTTCAGAAACCTGCTCAACAAAAGGTGTCTCAGAACCACCAGGGCTAGTACCACTAATAGTTCTAATAAAAGCATTTACAGATGTTTGTGTTCCTGGTGTTAACAGATCATAAGTAGGAATGACACTACTATAATTAATATTTTCACTGGCAGTCGATGTATTGCCACCATACGAACCTTCATCAACAAAAGACATTTGTGGTGCATTTGTCAAAGAATTATCAGTTCTTCTGTCTGGACCACCTTCTTGCCTATCAATTTCAATGTAATATGAATCGATTTCAATATCTGAAGAATGAATATCATGAGTTTTGTTAATTCTTCTCAGAGAAACACCATTCAATTCATACTTATTAACAAGACTACCTTGATCGTGAAGTGTTATCAATGTTGAATCAACTCCTCTACCATTATTTGTAGATACTGTGAGAGAACCATTTGCAACTGCAGTATAACCAATAATTTCTTCTCCAATTTTTACATAACCAGTATTTGCTGCACCAACTGGTCTACCTTCGAATGTTGTAAAGTTTTCAGTGTTAGCAACATTAATTGTAGTATTTTCATTTACATCCATCGATGCACTTAATGTTGTTGGTGCGTAACTTGAAGAAACATTGCCAATTGAAACTTTATCGATACCAGAATACATACCATGATCAAAATGATCTAACTTGATAAAGTTGCCTGAATTTACACCACCATCTGGAACAAACTTAGTAATAACTGTGCTACCAAGTGAAACAATTGGATCTGCAGCATCATCTGGGAAGAAACTTACACCTGCACCCACCGAGAATGCATTTGCCTCTCCCTGAACACCAGAGAGATATAAAGTATCGATACCGTTAATTGCAGTAACAGAAATTTCGGCATTTCTACCTTGTGCAGTAGTAATACCAACAACATCACCAACTTCATAACCAGTACCACTTTCAGTGATTGCAGATACTTGAGTGATCGCACCAGAACCATTAGTAACAATGGTAACTTTCAAACCAGAACCCTTGCCAACAATATTAGTTGTTGGTAAGTTTGCTAGAGTTGCTCCTGTGGGGAAGTTTTCACCAGCACTAGTAACGGTTGTTGTTCCCACTTGCGAACCTCTACCAACAACAAAAGCATGTGTATTTGGAAGAGAACCTGCAATCTTTCTACCATCTTCCATAATAGAATCTAGAGTAGTAGAAGTTGTTATACCGAGAGTTGCTGTCTTGGGTAATGTTGTGATTGGATTTGAAGGTAGAGGTGCAACATAACCATTGCTCTCATTAAGAGTTGGTGTTGTAAAGAATGCAGTACCAGTAGATTCTACAAATTTTGCTTTATAGAGTTTGAACTTAAGATCTTGATATTGATTTGCTGTCCAAATAGATCCGTTTTGTGATTTAAACAACGAACCCATCGCAAACTGTCTAGAATAAATGACAGATTCTGTAGACGGTAGAGATTGAGTCTTGACACTTGGTTCACCCATGGTTGCGATGAACATTTCATACTCATCAGAGTGAGCAGAAATAATAACAACACAATATTCAGTGCCAGGTGCCAAATAAATTGGTTCTGGGAAAGTTACCTTAGTTTCTGTCTCACCATCATCTGAAATTAATACTTGTTCTGGTCTGAGAGTAACTGCCTTACCAAGAACAATTCTAGTAGGTGTACCTAATTCAACTGTTCTAATTTCAATTCTCAATGGTGCTGTACCATTATCTTTAGACTTGAAGAATAAACCAACAGAAGTTAAGAATGCACCATTGATATCATCAATACTATCGTTTTGAGCAGGTGCTTCAACTGTTCCACCAACAGTAAATGATTGTGCTAGTGGATCAAAGAATTCTGCAACTGTGTTTTGGGTGTTTCTAGTCGTTGTTACAAGATTGGTTGTTAAATTTGCATTCAAATTTGTAACAGTTTGGGTAGTAAGATTGCTAGTAATCGTGGTAATTTCATTCTCCCACTGATTGAGAGTTCCGTCTGAAGTATAACCAACTTCAGCAAAAGAAATTTTATTGCTACCAGGTGTAGCATGTTCATTTGTTTTACTTGAAGTTAATTTAAAAGTCTTAGTACCAGTTGGAATTCTAACTGTTGGTACTGGAACTGTATTTGGTTCTCTTAAGAAGAATGTACCAATAAGATCACCATAATTATCAGAAATAAGTCTGAGATCTTTTACATATGCAATTGCACCACTAGTTTGACCAACTAAAAGCATACCTTTAGTGAGGTAACCATTAAATCTACCCTGAGCTTCTTCGCAAAGTGAATTTGTATCAATATTCAAAACTTTTGTAGTGTTACTATAAGAAGAGAGAAGTGTTTCTGTCTTAATATATGGATTGATATTGAATTTGGTAGTAGGTGCATTAAAAGGACCAAACTTATGATCTGGTGTTGCTAATCTAAAGGTGATTAAGTTTCTACCATTTACAGAACCAATAACAGTTTCACCTGTTCTAAAAATACCACTTGTTCCATTAGATGCAAGACTATTATCAGTTGCAACTTCGATAAGTTTTGGTGTAAAGTCAACTGCACTATTATCATCTAAGAATTGATAATATTGTGTAGATGGTTTAAGGTTAGAAACGGTAAATTCGGTGTTTCTAGATCTCATGAAAGATTCATCACCAGAAGCAACCAAAACATTTCTTATTGAAATATCAGTATTGGTAATAGTGTCGAATGTTGTGTTTGTAGATCTACTAGATGCTCTAAAAGATTGTGTATCAGTAGATGTAGATGTCCTACTACCAATTGTTGCTCTAGTTCCTCTTCTAGATGGATTTGGAACACGTCTTACACTTGTAGAGGTAGTTTGTCTAACAACTGGGTTTTGAATAGTTTGTCTCAGATCAATAGAAAGGTCTCTAGTGATAGTTCTAGATGAGTTGTTAGTGATATTAACATTTCTATCTGGAAGTTGAATTGTCCTTACCCAGGTATCAACTGCTGGGTTAAGTTGAATAATACCAGTGTATATAACAACGTTGAATGGGTTAACATTCTCGACTCCAGTAGCATATAACTGCTGAATCCAGTCTTGTTCTTCATATTTTAATGTAACTGCATTACCAGTTTTCTGAACTTTTGAATCCAGAAGTTCAAAATCAAATTGATAATCTAATGTTTCATCTGCAATATCATCTGCAGATATAATTTTGTTTTTAATAGAATTCCTAGTAATCATAGGAATCATTTCACGTGCTGTTGGATTAACCTGAACAGTAGATAAACCACCATTCATCAAAGAATTGTTTCTAAAATCATCAACAAAGAAACCACTCTTAAATCTATTTTTACCATCAGCATCTTGTACTTGTAGAGTCTGGGTTTGAACTTCGAGGAAAGATAATGATGTGACTCTTTCTAGATTTTCAATTCTATTATCAAGATAACCAATATCTCTCATTGTATATCTTCTATTATCCCTAAGATCGATAATAGCGTCTTGAGGATTATAAAGATATGGTGGCAACTGTATAGTTGCAATCTCCATCATTGCATCACTCTTAGTTGGTGCTTTTGGATTAGATGCGGAGATGCCCTTTTCTAAAACAAACTCACCAATTTTACTTAGATATAATCTATCAATTCTTGGGAGATAATAATCATAAGAAATTGTAAATGATTCATTAGGTGTCAATACAATTCTTGGATTAGTTCCAAAATCTCTAGCTGAAAATTCAAAGGGAGATTTATTAGTTGCGGTAAATGGTAATACTCTTGGTCTAAAATCTAAAGTATCAGATGCTCTGATACCAGAATTTGTCATTGGTACATCATTTGTGAATCTATCTTTGTCATAACTCAATACGGTAAATACATCACCATTATCATCTGATGATACATCATAATGATCATAGATTACTGTAATTGGTCTACTAGGTACAGATGCATCTTTATTTCTAATCAACCTAGAGAAATCATAATATTGATCCTTTTGACCTTTATCTAAATCAAAATCATTAGTAATATCTTTATACTTACCTAGAGTAATTGCTTCAATTTTTGTAACTAGGTTAGATTCTTCAAAATCAACTGCTTCACCAACATTAAATCTATCGTTAGTCAGATATACGATTTCTAATGTATTAGATGGGTTTGAAAGTCTTTCAACAACTCTTGCAACGGCTTTGGATTCTCTACCAATAATGTTTTCACCCTTAATAGAGTTAACACTAACGTTATCTGTAGATGTAAAGAGTAATCTATCTAGAACGGGAGTACTTGAATTGAAAGATTCAAAGATACCCATAATTTTAACAACATCTGGTTTGTTCAGTGAAATTTCTTCATCCTGAACTCTCAAACCATAGTATTTGTTAAATGTGAGACCATCACCAACAGATGTGTTTGCGTCGGTACCCGACTGCTTGAACATTGATTTAGTTACATCTAATCTTTCACTTCTGATGTAATTTTTAATCTTATTCTTAACACCGTTTTTAACAAGAGTTACATTAATAGTTGCAGTGCCATTAGCAAGATTAGTAATGGTTAAGGTTTCATTACTAATTTGTACGGTGTCTGGGGATAACGTAGCAATAGTACCATTAGCATAAACAATAGAATATCTTTCTTGATCGAAAGAATCGAAAAATGCAGATTCTACATCAATTTCAGATGCAACTGTTGCTGCACTTAAAGTAATACTATTATTTGTAATAGTTTGACCCGTCAATTGTACACTTATTGTTAGTGTAGAATTAGACAGACTTACATCTGCAATGTTTTGATGTGGTACCATACTATAAAGATACCCATCACTAGTACCTCTAATTCTGGTAGCAGTTGGGAACATATTTGCTTGTAACGAACTGCTAGGTAGACTACCCTTATAAACACCCGTTACACTTTGACCAAGTGCTTCAATTTTAAAAGAAGCATTATCATCTGCTACTTCTGCAATCTTACTATAAGTTTCTGTAGCTTCACCAGCTTCTTGATACCTAACTACAGTGCCAACTCTGACATTAAATTGTCTTCCTGGTGCTGTTACAGTACACTTACCATTTGATGGTGCAGAAATTTCTACTTGCTCAATTCCACCAATAAATCTAAATCTATCTAAAGTTGCATCTGCAGTAAATGTTGCAATACCAGTGTTAGCAAAATCATCTTGTTTGAATGATTTGATACTCTGAGTATTATAAACTCTAGATGCAATAATTGTTCTTGGGAAGTCAATACCATTAACTTGAATTGCTTCACCAACCATAAAAGTGCCAGAAGTTTCTCTTACACTGATATCAGTTGAACCACCACCATCAGCAACTGTATACCCAGTTGCACCACTATTCTTACCCTTGATATAAGAAGAAGCAGGAATTTCTGCAGTGCTTACTGCCTGATTTAGAGTTAACTTTGTATTTGTTTGAATATCATATAGATACATATCCCAAAGGGTTGTATCATCTGCATATGGTGCATCTGTTAGATTAAAAGCATATACTCTTGCCTTGCCAATAGAAGTTCCACTAGAACCTAAATCTTCAAAAAGATCGATCTCACCCTTCTGCTGAGGAATACCACCAACATTATTAACTCTTATGAGATTACCCATCTCAAAAGAAATACCAACATTAGTTTCTGTATTAGTATCTCTGGGTTTTTCTACGTCTAGAATAGTTGTAGAAACTTTTTCTATATCATAACCTCTCACATATGCCTTTCCTGGGGAAAGTTTTACACACATCAAATCATCTGATGGAGTGTTATTATCAGTAGTAGTTTCATCACTGAAGAAAAGACCATTATTACCCAATCTATCATTTAAAGAATTGTGAATAGATGGAGTGAATGGATCTACTGCATAATCACCAGATTCTTCATAAGTTCTTTTTGCAAGATAATCTCTTAATACCGAATTTGTTGATTTATTCTCAATTTTCTTAATTTTACCACCATCAAGTCTCAGAAGTTCAATAAAGTTACTATCTTCTAAGTCTGTAGGTAGTTTTTTATCTAATGTTAAAGTAATTTGAAGTCTATCTGCACCTGGAGCAGCATAATTTTCATAACCCTTTGCATTATCATAAAGACTATTATCATCTTTTGATGTTAATATATTTTCTTCAATAGTTAGACCAACTCTATAAGATGGAGTGTTGGTGTAATAATCTACAATTAAAGTTTGCTTAGGAACATTAACAAAGAAACCTCTTACGAAGAAGATTCCTTCGCTGAGAAAAACTGCAGCACCAATAGCAGTTGCATTAAATGAAATACATGACGCAACAGGTGTTCCTGCACCTATTGTTGAACCACCATAAGTGATATTTTCGTTTGCGGTGATTTGTTCACCATCAGCAAATTGTGTAAAATTAAAATCGTTGTCAGAATCTAGATATTTTACATAGATTGTGGGGTCTAGTACAGAAGTACCATTTGGATGTACTACAGATTGAACTCTAGCAGTAACACCTGATGTCTGACCGGTAACTTTTTTACCAACTAAACTATCCAAGTACAGTGACACATCTGTACCAGAGTTAGTTTGATTTAACTTAACTGCGTAAAACTGACCATCATATGTGATGCTACCAGGAACAACTACAGAACCTTCTTTGAATAGATGACTACCAAAATTTTCAATTTGATTCTGCAGTAAAGACTGAATTGACGTTAATTCTCTAGCCTGAACTGGTCTCCCTGGATTGAATAAAATCTTATATAAGTTTTTATCCGCATCAAAATCATCGTAATATGGGCTTATATTTAAATTTGTTTTTTGTGCCATTAGAATTCCAGGATAATTTTAACGTCTTCTTTTTGTCTTAGATTTCTTGTAACCAGGGGTCTATTATCAATATAGATTACATCACCAGACTTTTTATTTATCTCTGATGAAGAAAGACCATTTTGGAACAAAACACCAAGGTTAATAACTTTATTCCCTACAGTAACTTTGTTGTCACTAAATGTGGTATCGATAGGTGCGTTGAAACCAGAAGTTACAAATTGAATATTATTTGCAATTGATTCAAAATCATAAATCACAGAAACATCACTTACATCAGAGTCATCTGTTTCATCTGTTCTATTTGGGAAATATAAAGATCTATCTCTAAAGTATTTCAGAACTTTAGTATCTTCATCGTAAGATGCAACATATCCAGTTGCAGTATTTCCATCTGTTGTCAATTGAGTAATTTTTTCACCAATAGTAGGTCTTCCTGGTATTGATGAAAGTTTGATTGAACTCAAACCAGAGAAAGCATTTTCATCAAAAACAGTACTAGATGAAGTATAAGTTGGATTCTTGAGAATACCTACTTGTGAGAATTTAGTGTCAATTGGCAAATCTTTGGTAGAATCATCAAATCTAGCATAAATTAAAACTCTATCTGCACCCAATTCCTTGTAAATATCATAACCATGTCCATTAGATGGTGGAATGATAGGAATCAACTTAGCATTCTGAGACAGTGTGCCAGTTCTCAGTGGTCCCAAATCAACAATACCGTAAGTATATCCTTTACCACCTGCAGTTACTACTGCAGATTTAATTGAACTATTTTCTACAGTAATCAAAGCAGTTGCACCTGCACCATCACCATTTATTTTTACAGTATATTCACCATTGACATATCCATCACCTTCAGTGTCAATATAAATCTTCTTAATCTGATTCTCTTCTATCTCAGAGTTTCCTGCATTTCTAATTCTTTGAATTTCACTATCGGTATCAGTTGACCAATTATTTGGTAAAATGATATACTCAGTAGAGTCAAATTTAATAATATCAGACGGGGAGACAGTAAACAAATATTTCCAAACATAACCATCATTACTAGAACCAGCAGCTGATGGTTCTGCATCAATGAATGTTGGTTCATCTTGTGATTTATTACCTAAAGTATTAGTTCCAGAAGAACCATTATCAACACAAACATAAACTCTAAAGTTACTATTCATTACATAGAAATCAGAGTCATATAATCTAGGTAAATTTGAGTTTGGAGTTAAATTTGTTGGACTGTAATCATGACGATACATGTCGTATCTTGTGTTAGATACCCAATTTACCTTCCTTACAACCCTTCTTACATTAGAAGTAATAATCTTTTTACCAAAAAGAAGACTATCTTTATAGTGAGAAAGATATTGTAAGTTATCAACAGGTGATGGTGGGTTAGAGTCCCATGTAGTTTGTGTTCCCACTAAACCACTAGTTCTCCCAAAACCACCATCATTAGGATTTGCTAAACCCAAGAAGACATAGTAAGAATTGGTATTAACAGAATCTACAAAATTCCCCGCATTGAATATTCTAAATTGATCTGTTATTATGGATGCCATTCTAATAGTTTTTTTATGTATTTATAAGGTTATACTAGACGGTTTGGTAGAGCACCTGTATCATAAACGAGTTTTAGACCCAAACCTCTTCTTTGAATTGTTGGATAAGTGCTAAGACCAACATCTCCAACTTTCTCTGAAACGTTTAATTCAATTGGGTTTGTACTTCTAGTAAATCCACTAAGTCTACCCCAAGTAAATTTACCTACAGGTTCAATTTCAGTTCCAGATGCAGTAATATTGGTAAGATCAGTATTTGGGTGTACATTACAAGTAACAAGACCAACATTATCATCACCAACAACACCAGACCATGCAGTTACATTGTAGATGCAATCAAGGTAAGAAGAACCAATACCAACTACACTTCCAGAAGAATATAATGTAGTTACACCAGAACCAACTCTTGTATCATACACATACATGTTATAACCAGTTGATAAACCAGCAGTTACAAATGTATCAGATTCTAAATTGCTTAGATAGAATTGAATTGCTTTAGCAGTTCCAATACCAGTTGTAGATGTAATACCAGTAATAATACCAGCAAATCCCTGAACAGATGATACATTTTCTAAAAGTTCAAAAGATCCTACAGGAGTTGTAGAAATACCATTTACAACCATTAGATCAAAGGTCTTATTAGCAACTTCATTGTTGTAATTAAACAACTCTGCATTTTCTACAAATATTTCAGTGCTAGTAGTTGTTAGATCAGAAATTAATTTTGTAGTTGGATAAACCTGACCTTCAATAGAATCTCTAGTCTTAGGAACAGTCTGACCAAGAACGACCTTTTCAGTCTTTTGCTTAATCCAATGTAACGGTCTTAGATTGGTTTCATCAATACCAGGTCCAGAATAAAGGTCTGTTTCAATTCTATCAGCAAATTGAATATTACTAATTGCTCTTGGATCTTGTTTTTTAGTATCACTAAAATCATTGTTTTTATCAACTTGAACAGTATCACCAATCTTAAGAGTCTGTGCAATATCAGAAATTAATTCACTATCAGCACCAATTGTTCCTCTATAGAAGAAGATATTGATATTATCTTCTTTCTTAGGTGCAGATGTAAATACAAATTGAGTACCACCAGTGAAATCATATGATTTACCAGGTTCTTGTAGAATTCCATTGACAAAGATGAGAAGAAGATTTCTCATATCAAAGTCTGCATTAGGATCTCTTTCAAAACTTAGTAACTGGTTATTATAATAAAGTGGGAAGGCAAGTCTATTACCGTCTTGATATGGTTTGATATTATCGATGTAATCAAGATTACCGAATTGCCAGAGTGCAAAGGAGTCGGTAAATGTGTCAAGAACAGTCAGTGTGAAGTCATTAAGTGGTTCAGTTAATCTATAATCTGTTACTAAACCAACAGGTCTAATTACATCACCCTTTTCGAATGAATAACCAGCTCTTGCTATGTTGAAATTCTTAACACTAAACAATGAACCTGGTGCAACGGTCTTAGTTGCAGCATGTTGTGCAGTAGCACCATAAGCAACTACATTTGCAATCGTAGTAGTAACAATGCCAATGTAAGAACCAATTGCTGATGCAATATCTGCACAATCATTTTCATATTCATAAATTCCAGGTTGCTGTGATTTATCACCAATGACAGTGTTATCAATTATTTGTGTTTCTGCTGTATAGAGATTAGTATTTTCTGTTCTGGTGGGTAGAGTACCTTGACCAATAGCAGTTGTAACAATACCAATGAATGAACCAATTGCAGATGCGACAGTTGCACAAGAAGGGTTGCCAGAATCTGGTAATATTGAACTATCTGTAAACTGAGTTTCAAATGAATATCCACCAATAGTAATTGTTTCATTACGCATTGCTTGAATTGCCATATCTCTTGCTTGTTCAAAAGCATAGATTGACTCAGTTTCTTCACCAGCAACATGTGCCCCATCGATGTATGATTTTGCACCATCATATACTTTATCATTACCACCATAGGTTAAGTTAAATGCAATTGCATCAAGAACTGCTTCAATATCATCGGCACATTCTTTGTTGATATTGATTGTAATTGCAGAAGTACCTGCACCAACAAATCTATGCTCATAATCACCACCTGCTACAAGGGCATTTGATAATGCACTTACAAAAGTGTGACCAACTTGTGGAAGGTGTTGAACTGCAGAAGTTGCAGCACCAACAAAGGTATGAACAGATTGAGGTAAGTGTTGAATAGCATTTGTTGCGGCACTAACAAAAGAGTGTGCAGCACCAACAGCAGAACCAGCATTACCGACATTTAAAGTAATTGTTGTTTCTGTCTTTGCAGTAATATTTGTAGAGATTCCACCACCAAGTGGGTCAGTATCTCTTGGATAAGGATGCAGTGTATTATAATTATCTTGATCGCAAGAGAATACTAAAGAATCTTCTACGATTACAATGCCTTCACCAATATCTAATCCATGAGAACCAATAGTTAATACGAGATCACCAGTTGCTGGATTGTAAGTTGCATCAGTTGGTGTAAAGAGTTGATTATCACTAGAAACACCAACATTAACTGTAATTGTGGTATCAGTAGTTGATGCAATAGAAATTGATCTTCCACTTGCATAGTCTGCTGCTTTACCATTTGCGGCAGGTCTTGGGTATGACTTCTGTGTCTGGTTACCATCCATGTCACATGTAAATGTGAGTGAATTATCTTGAATGATGATAGGTAAACCAGCTACCAGATCATGTTGACCAATTGTTAGAACTGAAATTCCAGTTGCTGGATCATAAGTTACATCAGTTGGTGTGTAGTATTGATTTGGTCCAGAAGCAGCAAGTTGTAGTGTAATAGTATTTGTTGTTGTAGATGCAATACCAACGGTGGTGTTGTAATTATCATCAGATGCTCTTGGATAAGCATGTTCTGTAGCATGATTATCCATACCACATGTGAATGTAAATCCACCAGCAGTCATGAATACCCTTGTGCCAGCAACTAAACCATGATTTGCAACAGTGATAGTAGAAAGACCACTTGCTGGGTCATAAGTTGCATCAGTTGGTTGAAGATTTCTCAGAGTAGAGATGCCTGCAAGAATTGTAAAGGTATCATCTGTTACTGAAAGAACTCTTATATCCTCTTGATAAATTGCATCATCTTTTGGACGTGGGTAGTTAACTTCAGTCTGATAGTTATCACTAGAACATGTAAACGTTATCGAACCATCTGCGATTCTAATAATATCATTTCTTTCCAATCCATGATTTGCATATGTTATTGTTGATAAACCACTCGCACCATTGTAAGTTACATTTGTAGGTTGAATTTGTGTTTGACCAGGTATTTCAAATGAAGGGAACTGAGCCAACATTCTACCAATAGCAACATCAGCGATTAACTCTTTATTTGCTGAAATCAGAGTTCCAGCATCTGAGTTGGTACCATTAGTAATTGTACGAGTAATAATCTCATCATTTCTCATTGCCTGAATGGCAAGATCACGAGCAGTATTATAAACGTAAATAGACTGCTCTTCTTCACCAGCAATCAATGTTTGATCATCAAGATAGAAAGATGCTGCTCTATGAATCTCATCATTACCACCAAACCTCATATTGTGGATCATTGCAGTTAGAACATCTTTAACATCATCGATGCAGTTGACATTACCACCTGGTACAGTGAATGTTGGGTATGCTGCTGTCATTCTACCAACTGCAACATCTGCAATTAATTGAACATTTCTTTCGATCAAGTTTGCGGCATCATACATTCTACCACCAGCATCATATGGATTTGAATCAACTTCAAGACTCAATTTAAGACCGACACCAGTAGTTGTAGTCTCACCAAGACCAATTCTAGAAACACCTTCAATTTCCAAGTTTTGATATGAAGGATCTGGTAGTTCGGCAATAACCTTAGTTATAGTGCTGTATCCACTACCACCATCAACAATTGTAAATCCAAGAGTTCCACCAGCACCAACATTAACAGTGACAGACGCTACATCTCCAGTGTGTCCTGCCTGAGTAATACCAATAGAAACACTTCCTCTGTAACCAGAACCATTGTTCAAGGTGTACCATGGATAAACAGTACCCATACCTATGTAAGTGTGTGGTAGTGTGCTTATACCAACTTCAGCAATGAATGTGGTACTAGATCCAACACTAACAATTGGGAAATGATTTTGAAGATTAGTATTTGTAGATCTTGGGAAGATTGATGTAATACCAGCATTAGATGGGCAGGTAAAACCAAGACCAGCAAGTCTAACCAGATCACGCTCAGACAACATATGTGGTTGATCTGTGGTAATCTCAAGCATTCCAGAATAATTGTTGTAAGATGCTGTACTTACTGCAACTGCAGTGCCCGTGTAAGAAGAACCTACAATACTGGCAATTGTTCCAGCAGCACTAACGACTGGTTTAACCAAAGCACCAACCAAAGGTGCATAACCAACACCTAAAGTAGATCCAAGAGAAACGATTAAACCACCTCTTGGTCTGTCATTCTGATTAATATCATATTCAGAAACAACATCACCATCAGTTCTAATTGCAGAGAATACAACACTAGTAATACCCGCATTCTCTACAAGTTTGAAGTTATTATTTGGATTATTATCTGTAGATGGTGTTTGGAAGAGACCGTTGATAAGTAGAAGACCATTACCACCACTGGTACCAAGACCAACCGTGTTTGCACTTCCAACTGTTAGAGAGAACGTTCTACCAATACCATTGAACTCCTCAGAAATATCATCATATACGACGTTTGTGGAGTAATCTTTTCTTAAGAAGACCCTACCAGTAAAGTCTGACTTGACAGAATCTAAATTACTTTCATCTTTCAATTCTTGAACATTACCTCTTGGTGGATCAGTAAGGTGTAAAGTATTTCCAACAATGTTATATGCACCACTGTTTACGGATACCTCAGTATTTGCACTATGAGATTCTGCACGAGTTCCTAAGAATGCTCTCTTAACTGTTACTAAACCATATGTACCAATCCCTGTGATTGGACCTGCTGAACTCTGCCCGAATCCAACAGTAAGTACATTCATGTATTCACCATCAACTTCAAGAATATTTTTAGGTACAATTGTACTAATTCCAGTCATCTGGAATGTTGTTTGATCTACCGTAATTGCGTTAGAAAGATTGTGATAAACCTGTTTAGGGAAGATAGGATACTGAATGACATCATCAATTGTAAATACACACTTAGTATTTTTCTTCTTCATCTCAAACATATGTGCATTACCTTCACCCTCATGTAAGAAAGTAACTGCTATACCAGCTCTAGTTGTAGAGATTTGGAAAGTATCTTCAGTCTTATTAACAATATAGACTTGAGATGGTAATGTGTCAATCACACTGCCTTGCTTATAAAGAAGTGCTGTAGAACCTATACCAGTAATAGTAGATTTTGGAGTATAAATTATCTCTTCATCATCACTAAAGAAGTGATCTGCGGAAGTAAAGACACCAGTGCTCTTGTTAAGGTGGGTTGTATCTTTTGTATCAATTTCTCTGCCAAAGATTGCTTTATCTTTGCTAAACATCAAGAAATCAGTTCTGTTAATTCTTTCACCATTGAAAGAATTATAAAACTTCTCATCTACACCTTCTTCACCAAATAGAACATTATTAGACTTAAATTCTAAATTTGGATAAGTATTAATAGAGTCAACAACAGTGTATAGTGCTTGGTTGAAAGCTGAAATTTTTACAGTGCTACCAAAATGATCAGATTCTGGATAGAAAGATAAAATTATTTCATTATTGCTAGAAACACTAGCACCAAAAGTTCCTAATCCAACACCAGCATCATAAGTACTAATACCAGAGACTGATAAGAAGGGAAGTTGTTTCATATACACATCACCATCATATGCTGTTAGTATTTGATGAACTGCTCTTTCTTCTCCAATGCTAACTTCTACTATTGACTTGGTAGCATTAAAGAATATTGCAGATTTATTCATTACTTCAACTGGTGCTGGTGCAACACCAACGGCATATCTAGATTCTGAAACGGCACTTTTCTCAAGACCAGCAGGTGTTCCTGCTTTCTTATATCTGTAAGTACCAATACCTGCAGTTGTCGTGTTGAAACCAATAATATTTGCTTTAACAGTAAGACTATTTTGTGAAGTAGTATTTTCAAAGTCTAATTCAAATACATCATTATCTAAATTAGTAGTAAATTCACCAAACAATCTACTTGAATAAGCATTGCCATCAAAACCAAAATCATCAAAATAGAATTCCGACACGTATGAGTTTGTGCCATCATGAGTTGCATATAACTCAGAATACTGCATTTCATTTGTAAAGTCGTCAGTGATATGCACAGATACATGCATAGACTTAACATCGTTTCTATCAAAAGAAACAATATTAGTTGTTAAACCAACATTAGTACTCAAACCTGCAGCTCTTTGTACTGAATTTATTCTATCAATTAGACCAATACTTGTTGATGCAAGACCTATAGCATTAGACTTAAATGTACTGGTAAAAATCTTGATATCATAATCAGTATCTGCAAAGTCAATTGGAGTAAATCTCAACAAATGCTCAGTATTTCTAGTTGCTAAAGTAAAATCACCAAGTTTCTCCGCATCATAATCTTCAGTAAGACCGATACCAACAGTAGAAACATTACCCTTGTCAAGTAGATATGAATCATTACCTTGATTTACTGCTACTAAGTTTGAAAACTGAACTTGACTTCCATCAACAGTTTGAACTCTAACTAAGAACTCAGTATATTCATTGTTTGTAGTAGTTAAGTTATATACATCTAAATATGGGTTTAGATTAGATTCTAAGTTAGAGAATTGCTTATTGATATTGTCAACTCTTAAAACCTCATTAAATTGATTATTAATATATGGTGTAAGAAGTTTACTCTCAAACTTCAAGAAATTGGAGAACCCACCGAAAGTATCAATATCTTTAACCATATCAAAGTTAAAGATAGTATCTGCTCTATGCTCTTCTATAACATCTCTAATAATAGATGAAGAATCTTCACTAGTTATTTTGAACTTAGACTCAGAAGTAATACCGGTGTCACTGAAGTTTTTGGTACCTATTGTATGTAAGAAATTATTAACAACAGTCTTAGACTGTTCGTGAGTTATTGGACTCTTAATTGTATAAGAGAGATTCTGATAATAATCATTATCTGGGATTACGTTAATATCATTATTCAATTTGCCAATATTATTAGACCATCCAGTAGTGACTTTGGTTGCATAGTCAATATCAAACTGCGCTTCATTATCTCTTATTTCTGAAATAGTGACAGTAGTTCCCGACTGTTTTCCAACAATGGTTTCATTTACAGATAATGTGTAAGAACCAAATACCTTAATAAATGATGTATTCGAATCTGCAATTTCTAAATCAATTAGTTCACCCTGAGTCTGAAGTTTTTCACCCTTTGCAAATAAAAGTTTCTCTTTAGTAATATCAAACGTTGGATATGTTTTCTTATTTGTAACCAAAGGAACATAATCTTGAATTTCTTTTGGAGTACCAACACCGTCAGTAAGAGCTGAGGCATCAACTCTAATTCTGGCAAGCAAACCAGTAGTATCAAAATCAGTTACTTTAAAGAACTTATAACCATAGTCACTAGAGTTGAAACCTGTACCAGTACTATCTGGATCTGACTGAATATTTTCAATGAATATTTCATCACCTGGAGCAAATGGATCTTCTACAAATCCATCAACTGGTCTTGAAATATAAATGTAGAATTCTTCGTCGGTGTAAAATTCTACCTTTTGAACACTAAAACCATTAGTGTTATTAATTGTCATTAATTTGATTTTTGTGTCTGGTAGACCAACAGGTGGTTGTTCGATATCAATAGATCCAATAGAAGTACCAGAAAGGTTTGCAGTTAAAATCCCAGTATCTAATCTGTTACCTGTTACTTCATCAACAATTATAATACCTGGTGCAACACTATAATTTCTACCACCAAAAGTAATATCAATATTCTTAATGCCATTTGCATCTTTGATGAATAGTTGAGGTGAAATATAAGCAGATGGTCTCAAAGTTGGATCAGATGGGTAGTTAAAACCTTCATTGACTATTGAGACTTCTTTTACGTCACCAATAACAGCAGAATTTAAAATAATATTAGCATCTCTACCAATGGTCGATTGAGTGCTTGTTTGTACTGGAATATCGAGATAATCTACTTTACCAGAGGTAATTTCGATTTGATTTATTGGTCCAAAAGCAGAACGTGATTCTGTAAAATACTCCAATTTATCACAATCTGCTTTTAAATATTGTTTTCTCTCTGGGATTCTTTGTAAGAAAATATCAAAAGTGTTTGTAGTTACACCAGAAATAAGGTAGTTTGTATTATTAATATAAAGACTATCGTCATATACAATCTCAGAATAATCAACTACATCAAAATCTGGATCTAATGTGGTGCCAGAATTAACTAAGGCATAGTATAGATTTTGTGGTATCTTATCATCACAATCAATAATTGTAGTTGCAGCAACACCTGGTGTACCTGTTCTAGTTATAGAGAATGATGAAGTTTTATCAGTCGAACTAAACTCGTGTCTAAAATCACGATCATAGAATACTTTAAGATCATAACCAGTCAATGAGGTATCGCTAAGATTGAAGTTTAGTAAATTATTTTTTGTTATTCTGATTTGTGGGTTAATTATGGATAGTGTTTGATTTTCAGAACCACTAAATCCAATACTAACTGCGTTTGGTGGATCGCTAAAGCAATCATCTGTTGTTAGTGCTAGTTGAATATTATTATCATCGGTTTTAATTGCGTAATATTCACCATCTTCTACTGGTGTTAAAATGCCAGAATTTCCAACATACAATACTTTATCACCAGTCTTGAATGAATGATTTTCAATTTTAATAGAACCTCTATTACTTGATGGATCTACTTTAGTTGGGGCAGCAAGACCAACTCTTGATGTAAATCTTTCTAGAAGAACACCATCAATCTCTGGATTGACAATTCCACTATGGTTAATATCAAAAGTTGTACTCGCAATACCAACACCACCTGTAGTGTTAGTAATATGTGTTCTAATAGCATCTGCAGTTCTTCGAATTGCATTTCCTGGGAATACAATATCCTTAATCAAAGAATCACCAGCAAAACCAGTCCCAAGTGTCTCATTAATCATCTGTCGATGAGCAATCAGAGTATCAGTTGGACTTACAACACCATCACCATCTAAATCAAATGTATTATAGTTGTTCCAAATATAGTCATGCATCTCTTGAGCAGTTCTATACCCAGTTGTTCCCATGCCAACTGTAAATTGAGAACCCTCATAAACATCTAAGGTTGACTTTTGAGTTGGTTTATTGTAAGTGAATGAAGAAAGACTTACATCACTAGACGCAAACCCAACGGAGTCGAAAAGTAATTTCTTATATGTCTCATTATAAGAAACATTGATATGTGTGGAAGTACCAATGCCAACATTCAAATTAGGCTCTACATTTAACTTAACTACATCACTAGTAGTTAAACCATGAGTTCCTGCTGTAGCAACAGTAGTTTTAAATCTAGAAAGATTACCGGTAATTTGTTTGAATTTAGATTCTAATAAGTAATCATCTTCATCTAATCCATTACTGTGGAAGAATAACTCTTGACCATCAAATGTAGTCTTAAGACCAATTGTATTAATTGTCTTATTAACAACAATTAGATCCTCAAACTGACCATTAATTGGAATACTAAAAGTATTTGTACCATCTGTAGAAACTGAAACTGTTCCAGAAGGTGGAGTAAATCTCACCTTTTGATTAGTTACAAATGGATGATTTTCCAAGTAAATGGATCTTGCAGATACATCTCTAGTAACAGAAGTGTCACCAAATGGGAATGTTATTGAAGTGCTAGAACCAGGATCTGTTCCTACACCAACAGTCTTTTTGGGATTAAAATAATACTTATCGTTGATTCTAGAATCAACCTCACCAAGACTCTTATCAATAGTGAAGAAGTATGATTTTAAATCTATTTGTGTTTTTGCTTGATGTGAAACACCAGTAACAGATCTATCAATTCTAATAATATTCTTAACTTTAAACGTATTAAGAATAGTTGCAGTTTCTGTTCCTATGCCAATTCTTGTGCCAGGTATAAATTCTTTAGGAATACTGGAAACATAAATTTCAGTTGCACCAATAGATGGATTGGATGCAATATCTCTAGCAAGAGTAGTCGTAACCGTAGATACACCTACTTGATAGATGTCATCTAGATCTGCAAATACTGTTGAGAAACCAGATAATGCAATTGATTCTGTATCTAGAATATCATGTGTTGGAAGAATTGATATTTGAAGTTTGGAAGAATCATATTTTGTAAGAATTACATCTTCATAGTCTTGCTGATTGCATGTAATACTGTTAACTTCCTTGCCTTTAATTTCAATTACTTTTGAAGAAAGAACTTCATCATTTTCTGATGTAAATCTAATGATATCATCAATTTTATAATTATCACCAGCACTAGTAATTTTATAACCATCAATTTGACCGCTGGTTACTGACTGAACCTTAATAATCTGATTCTTAAGATCAGAAAAACTAGATAAGAAATCATTAGAAACATTAGGGTCAACTAATTTATTTGGATATGTATTACGTACAACATCTTCTGTAACAAAATCAAATGTATATTGCTTTAAATAGAAGTTTTCGTCTATTACATTAGACTTAAATTTACTTCCAATGAAATATGGGAATTGTGATTGATAACTTACACTATTGATAGGTGTATAGTATGCATAAACACCTTTTGGAAATTCTGGAGTCTTAGCAAATCTACCATTATTAATATCAAGATCACCAGAATCATTGAACTTATAATCTTCAATAAAGAACCCTTCAGCATAACCTTCAGGTCTATCAGTATACGTAGTATCTAAAACATAACCAGATACTAATGCCTTTGGATCTGAATTTACATCTTCTGGGTCTGTATATCCATAGGCACCATAAATTGGATTACCATCATATGCCCAACCAACGATAGGGGAATGATTTTCTCCATCATCACCAAAAGAATCTTGAAGGGTTTTATTGTAACCTAAAGCAGAATACTTCAGTTTATCATTTAAAGTTTCGGTAAATGTCTCATCACCAAATCTGTTTTTATTGTTTAATGTCAAACCTCTAACAGAAAGGTCAAACATTGCATTTGTGCCAGCAGATAAAACTTCAATAGTGCTATTATTTGCATAACCAACACCAGAACTGAGAACTTTTACACTTCTTATTCTTCCATCTTCTATTATGGGTAAGAACTTTGCACCACTACCTTTTCCAGATGGATCTTTAACAATTAAATCTGGAGTTGAAAAATATTCTAGTCCACCATATTCAACCTTTACAGTATTGATTCTACCTTGACTAATATTTGGTGTAATTTTTGCGTCTTTACCATTTTTGACAGATATTATTGGTTTTTTCTCAAAGTTTAAGATTGTAGAACCATAACCAGTACCTGTTTCATACAGATAAGTATCGACAATAGGACCTCTTACAGAAGGTGTCAATGATATTGTTTTTATAGGTTGTATTGCAGATGCAATACCAACAGAAGTAAATTCAACTGTTACTGAAACATCTGGATATTTGAAATATTGATAACCAGAACCTTGACTCTTAAATTTAACAAAGTTTTCTTTCTGATAATTTTCAACTATTGAACCATCTTTACCACCATCACAAATTCTAAAAGAATCATTGTCAATCTTCAGAACGTAAAACTGTCTATCTGATGCAGTATTGATACCAACAATCGGTGTAGTATCATATCGATATTCAATTAAATCACCATCATTAAAATTATGATTTTTAAAGGTTACGGTATGTGTTGCTGAAGAAATACCTGCTGGTTTTACAATAAGCTTTCTATTCGTATAACCTTCACCACCATCAAGGACTTTAAGTTCCGTAAGAGTTTTCTTGTCAGATTTGGTGAAGAATTTATGAACACCAAAGTTATTATCAGTATTAAACGAGATTGTATTAATACCAAGTCTGAAATCTTTTTCGGATGGGAAGAGATATACTGTACGTGGACTGGTGCTCTTCGGGAAGTATGATGCACCGTCAATTAAAGTTTCTGTACCTACACCAACTCCAATACCAAGATTTCCATTTACATTATAGAAAATTTCTTCACCATCTGCAAAAAAGTGATCGGTATCAAAAGTAAGTTGTCCAGTAATAGTATTAATTCCACCACCACTAGTTATTGCTCTACCATCAAATAAAACTTCTCTCTTTCTCAAGTTTAAAATTGGTTCTAATGCAGCACCACGTCCATTTCCACCCTGTATACCAATAGATACAATCTTATCAATATCAAAATCCTGTGGTTCTACATATACTTCACTAATTGAACCACTAATTACTGGTTGAACTTTGGCAGAAGTAGTACCAGCATCAATTGAAATTTCTGGTAAGTTGATGGCATCATAATTGTTGCCAGAATTTAAAACTTTGAATTGAGTTAGGGGACCATAATAAATTTTATCTGCTGATTTATAACTATCAATTTCAACACCATTAACTAACATACCAATTTGACCTGGTAAGATAGTTTTATCTTTATCGTCAGTTACATTTGGATTAAATGATAATGGGAATTTTCTGATTAACTTCTGTGCCCCAATAATACCAGATTTCTGAGTTGCTAAAGTGAAACTATGAGTACCAATACCAGAAATATAAGGAGATCTGAATAATTGATAATTATTACTTCCAATAAAAGAGGAAGAAGAATATAATCTTACTCTTTTCTTGTCTTCAGATATTAGTTCTGCAAAATAGAAACCAGTATCAAGACCAACTAAGTTTTCTGCTTCTGGTTGATAAAAAATTCTATCACCTGTAATGAAAGAAACTGGACTCTCAAAAACTAGTGTACCAAAATTAATGTCTTCTTTATCTGCAAGAGTACCACTGGTATTAGTAATATCGAAACTGTCTAACTTTTTCTCAATCTCATAATTGTAAGGAATAGATAGGTTTCTATCATCAGATGGCAATGAGTTAGATGCTACAAAGGCATGAGAGGTGTTTAGATAAACATTAGATACATCTGATACCAAAGAGCCATTACCACCGTCTATAGGGGTGTTTAGACTGCTTGCTTTGTTTAATTTTCTTCTAAGGTCATAGTCAAAACTAGGATCTGGTGTAAAAGATCCAAGAATTTTAATAGAAGGTGAATTTTCACCAATCTCTTCTGTAATGTAAGAAGTGAATACTACGTTATTTGTTCCTCTCTCAACTATTTCTACAGCATCACCATGTTTGAAACTAGTCTTGTCACCTTCTACAATTGAAGACTTGAGATTCAGTGATTTTGGACCAGAAAAATCTTTAATTTCCCATCTTGAATTTGTATTGTAAATCCAAGAATTTACAAAAATGTCTTTAAATGATCTATTTGTAATATTTTCTCTATCTACAGGATTTCCAAGACTTTTAATATTGATAGAATCACCTTCAGACACACCATTCATTATGTCCGAAATTTGCCTAAACTTTGAAATAGAACCTAAAATACTAAACTCAACTTTCTTTGTTCTATCACCATTTTCATAACCAAAGAAAGTTTCATTACCACGAATATCTTGAGCATATTCAAGTGATTCATTAATACCAGAACAACCAAAGAACTGATTAACAGATTTACTAGTATATGTAATATTCGTGTTAGTTCCAGAAATTAATCTTCCAGACTCTGGAAAACCAATAGTAGAATCTACAGAAATTACTTCTGAACCAGCAGGAATTCCTTCAATTACTTTTGATCTTGGTGTTACTACAAAATTACCTTGAATTGTTGATGAATCATCATAACCAACAAATAATGATAGTTTGTAGTATGTTTTAAAGTTTCTGGTAACAATTTCTACTTCAGAAACAGATGCATTTGTTGTTGGATCATCAGTTTTCTGAATAGCTTGTCCAACTAAACCATTTGGTTCTCCAGAAATTCTTTCAATTAGAACAACTTCTCTTCTTACATATTCTGCAGAAGATGGTTTCAATAAGAAATTTTCTAGATTAACAATAGTAGCATTGACACCATACAAAACTTTGAATAAAATTTTGAATGATTCTTCTGTTCCTTTTGCTTGATAAAAATCTTTTAATGATTTAACAAAGTTACCGATATGTAATTTTGGATCAAATTCAATCTCTTCAAATCCTGGTGCAAAAGTATACTTAATTTTTTTAAATAATTCTTTTAAAAATAAGTTACTTAAGTTTGATACAGACGCACCATTGGCGTGAGATTCTGCATTAGAGGTTTCAAAAATTAGTTCTTCCGAATTTAAATCTTCATGATAACCAGTAATTCCACTAAAACCTCTTTGGCAATCAATAAAAGAAGTTGAAGTAGAATCACGATAGGTAATAATCTCATTACCGATCTTTAACAGACCATATTTTTTAGGAAATCCTTTAGTACTATTAACATTAATAGTAATTTTATTATCCGTACTTATTGCTTCAGTTAGGTATGTCTCTCTAGTTGAAATTGCATCCGATAATACTTTGTTAATTTTAGTATATTGATCCAAATTTTCGGCAATATCTGCCGCACCACCTTGGAATTCTTGAGAAATATAGTATTGCTTCAAGAACTCTGCAGTTTTTGGATTTTCATCCAAGATAAAACTTGGAAGTTGACTTTCAATTATCTCGTATACTTTGACTCTAGAATCAAAACCCTCTCTTGCCATGTTAATTTCTTATAAGATTGCCGTTTAAGTAACTAGATGTATAATAATTCTTAGAGAATTCTGAACCAGAGACCTCTTCACCAGAAGATATAACATCCTTTATCATATTTATTTGACTTTGCGAAATGCTAAAGTCAAGATACAATTCTTTCAATCCAATAACATCATTCGATTCTGGGACTGCCTGAATCTCAATAATGTTATTCGCTCTCAGAGTCGAACTGATATTTATAGTGTTTAAAAGTATTTCACCTTTCTCATAGTCTATTGTTCCCGCAGACTTGATTACAACTCGAATATCTTGATCACTAAGTGGTTTAACAACTGATATTACACCAGTTTTTCCATCATCGTTTGGAATATCAGTTAGATAAACAGTATCTGGTTCACCAAATACTGTAAAACCTGTTGATTTTATGTTATAACCTTTCTTACTGATATGAAATCTATTACCAAAGCAAACTTCATACTGTGCAAACTGATTAAGCAATGCTTGCATGTCTCTTCTCATTCTAACCTTTGTAATGTTAGAAGTGATAGACATGTCACTATTATCAATTATTTGTTGAACTTTACTATATTTGAATCTACCACCAAACTTATTCAAATCAAGTGAATCTGCATATTTGTTTAAGGTATTTGTTACTCTGGTTTTTAAAAACTCTGCAGAAGAAACTTTAGAGTGATCATAGTAAATTGAAGTATCAATCTCAACATAAAGAACTTTAAGATCTACAATCTTCTGATTAATACCAGAAACACTGTATTTTCTTAAATTGTCTAATATTTGTTTTTTATTGAAATCAGATACAAAACTACCATTCTTTGGTTTAATACTAATAGTAACCGTTCCGTATTCGGGTGGATCTAATTCTTCACCTCCAACAACAGAAACAGATTCTGTATCTGGGTAAACTCTCTTAATCAATGCCTCATAATCACTAGAAGTTACTGCTCTATTTTGTGAAGAGTAAATTCTAGGTGCAAAATATTTGATAGAGTCTACTTTTTCAATTTCAGCACCATTTTGAGATGCTTGATTGGTTGTAATTGTTGGTGGTGTTGTAAGAATTAAGGTAGAATCCGTATCATCTTGTACAGTTCCACTGAATAAGAATCTAGAAACACCGTTTCCTTCTTTACCATCACTGACAATATAGTTTACAGTGATTACATCACCATCTTGATCTTGATTTGTGCCTAACTTTCTACCGAGTAAACCATCACCAAAGAAAATCTCATATTTCTCATCCTGAACTTCTTGAATTAAGTAAATTCTAGAAGTCTCATCTAAATTTAAGATATTTTCTACTTGATCATATTGAAACCCAAGTTCATCAATATTAGATTCTCTTTTTACATATACTTTTACAGTAGAAGTATCAATAAAAGGATTTTCTAATATAAATCTTTGGTCTAAAGATCCATCATATCTAAATTCACTGCTTAAAAATGTACCCTGATGAATCGTTATATTACTGAACGTAGCAACCCCAAAAGAGTCTACATTGACCGTAATGTCTTCTGGTGTAGAAAATACGTAAGACGTGTTTTGAATGTCTCCTGTTGCCACCAGACCTGCTTTCAGGGTCAATGTCTTAGTGGTCTGTTTACCATTACTATCAAGTAATCCTTCAATACTAAATGTTACTTGCGATTTAGCAGCAGTTCTTGATTGTGGAATATAACCAATGTTTCGTGCCAGAGAAACTACATTCTCTCTGACTGTTGCAGAATCCAAAAAGGATTCATTAACAATCATGTTTGAATTGAATGCAGTAATATAAGTATTATATGCTAGAGTATCAATCAGAATAGAAAAATTAGATCCCTCAAAGTCAAAATCCGTGAAATCTGAATTCTCACGGATATAATCTTTGATAGAATCTTTTATCTGATCAAAATCTAAATTTGTAAACTTAGTGAAAGGCATTTTATTATCTCGTTGCCTCTAATAGGAATGAATATTCTTGTGTTGGGAACTCTTGACCCACTATATTAAAGATAATATCAACACTAAATGCATTAGCATCTGGATTTGGTCTTACGACTATGTTAACAACTTCAACTCTAGGTTCAAAGTTTAAAATTGCTGTTTCAATTTGATCTTTGATTATAGATGCAGTACCAACGTCAACAAAATCAAATAAACTAGATCTTACATCAGAACCAAAAGAAGAATTGAAAAATTTTTCAAATGGCACCGTCTCCACAATGTTTCTGACTGATCTACGAATCGCATTTTCATTTTTTAGAACTTGCAGATCACCAGTTACTGGATGTGGTTGAAATGATAAACTAATATCTTTGAAAGATCTAGATATCTTTTGCGATGCCATTGATCAAGAGTTTACTTTGTCTTTATTTATGCTTACTGCCAAGGATTACCATAGGTTGGTTCTGTACCATATGACCAATCATCATAATCTTCATCATTGCGAATCTTTTCATGCAATTCAGTCTGCTTTTTTAGGTCATGTTTTGGTGCATTATCATGCATAACCTCGGTCAAAACCCTCTTTTGGGGGGGTGGACCGTAGTCAGTGATCAATCTATCAGTTCCCCACATCTCTTTCATGTAATTTGCATCTCTATCTACTGGTGAATTAGCCATCTGTTTCTCCTTAAAGGTAAAACAGAACTTTTAGAGGGGTTGCTATCCCTTCTTTTTATTTATTTTTGCTTATTCGGCATTAATGCAACGGGGATCACATGGATTTTTACCACAATTTTCACATGATTCACGTTCTTTTGCCGTTTTCCAGAAATATTCGTCTTCACGACCCATTCCAAGTCGGTCATAACCATTTTCAACAC